ATCCCAAAGGTCGCGGAACCCAGAGGACACCACATTTGCCGCGGCATCCAAGAACGCAGAGCCCAAAGCGCCAATGGCATCAACGACTGGCTCTAACGTATTGTGCCAAAGGTCGGACAGCGCCGAACCAATCGCCTTAACAGTGTTCTGGACAGGTTCCAGCTGCCACAACCCCCAAGCCGCCGCAACCGCAGCCACAGCCCCCGCCGCTATGCCGAGGACTGGGAGAAGTGCACCAATAGTCGCCGCCAACCCCGTTGTTCCCAGGAGAGTTCCAATACTCGTCAACGCCATCGACATGCCACCAAACGCCAGCAATAGTGGCCCAATAGCAGCAGCCAATGCGCCAACAGCAACCGCGGCGTACTTGATTGGATCTGGAAGTTTGGCGAACCAAGCGACCAAGTTCTTCAAGGCTTCGGTAGCCGGAATGACAAGCTTCTCCAACAACTCGTTAATCAGCGGGAACAACGCCGCACCAATATCGCCCAGGATATAGCTCAACGAGTCCTTCAAGTTCGACCACCGTCCCATGACCGTTGTGGAGAAGTTCTCCATCAAGCCGGCGAACCGTTGGTTGATCCCCTGAATCAAAACAGGCAAGACTTCACCAACCGTAAACGCGCCTTTCTGGGCTAGTTTCATTGCCTCGGCTTCGGTCTTGCCAATGGCTTTGGCGAGAATACCCCAAGCCGGAATACCGGCCTCGGCCAACTGGCGCATTTCCTCACCAGAGACTTTGCCTTTGGCGCGCATTTGCCCTAATGCCAAAGTGATCCGGTTGATCAGGTCCGCGCCGCCTCCAAGACCGGCTGCGGCGTTCCCAACGGCGGTCATCGTTGGAACAACGTCCTTCGCCTCGAATCCCAACGCCATCATCCGCTGGGCAGCAGTGACCAAGTCCGGGAACTCAAACGGCGTCCGGGCAGCAAAGTCCTTCAACTCCTCCAAGAAGGAACCGGCTCGCTCGGCGCTACCCAACATGGTCGTAAAGCCGATCTCCGCCGTCTGGAGTTGAGAAGCCATACCGACAGCGGCATTGCCCAACATCGCCAACGGAGCCGTAACACCGGCACTAAGTGCGGCACCGCCGGCGAGCATCTTGCCAGACATCTGCTCAAACCGCGCAGACGCACGATCCAAGGCAGACGTGAAGTTCGCCGCGTTCATCTTCAAGTTGACGAGCAGCTCACCAAGTACCATTACGTGTATCCATTACTAGGAAATTTGCCTCTAATGCACTTTTAGAGAGTTGGCCGACGGTTGAGCCCAGTTCTGGCTGGTTGCAAATGGAGGGTTATGAGGCTCGGGAAGGAACCGTCGGCCAAACTCATACTCGTTCCTCTAATCCAATCCACACATCTCTTGGATTACTTGGGGCGGAGGTGTACTGGGCTTCTCGTAGCCCCATCTGGCGTGGTTGGCCAATCGAAGGAACATGCCCACCAACCAGTAGACATCCGTTGGGTAAGCAATGCCGTTCAGGACCCGCGAGATCGTCCACAATACCTGAGCCCGTTCCTCTTGTGACCATGCTTGCTCAAGGGCGTGAATCTGCTCGTAGGACCGAAACGGGAGCGCTGGGTCCTGTGGCATGTCCCCCTCTTGGAGGACCTTGAGTGCGTTGAGCACATCTCTCAGCGGCTTCCCGATTGTCTGGTCCTTGGTATACTGGTAAAGCGCACCCACTACGTTGTCCGCGAACAGCGAGAGGGACAAGTAGTTAGTACGGCTCTTCAGATTAACAAGCATGCTGTATGTTTCTCCTTCCGATCTTTGCGCGGCTGAAAGCAGTCACAGTCATTGTCCCCAAAGTCATCGATCTGTACCACTCCAGAGGTATTTAGATACTCGTTAGCAAGTACCCACTTTGGTAGCGGAGCAAGGCAGTGGCCCCAACGAACGCCTAACTGCTCGAACCACTCACAGTCCTTACAGCGCTTTGATTTACCTTGCGTCATCGAAACACCTCCCAGGTGCGGACCAGCCAGCCCACAAACCAGTAAAGGCCTACAACGACGAGCCCAACGGTAGTACCTACTACGATCAGGCATACAACAAACGCAAGCGAAAGTTCTATCACCTGTTGAGGAGCCATTGGCAGTACCTCTTAAGCATCATCGAACCGAATCCTTCGACTCCAGCCTCTTACACAACTCGTCAATGTACTTGGCGCGGGCTGGATCATCATCCAAGCTACGCCTTACTCGGATAGGGTGACGATGGCTCATAATCTTCTTTGGTGCCCTGTACAAGCGAGGCACCTCGTACGGAATTTCATCCCAAGGATAATAAGGCTTGTAGTTAGGCATCACACTACATTATACAAACTTGCAGCTCAAGAAGAGCCTCCGTCGGGAGCAGAAGCCTTCTCCAGTAATCGGCTCAACGTCTCCAACTCTGTAGTACTCAGCACACTCAAATTGGCTGTCTGAACGCGCACCGGCCCGCCATCCGGCCCCGACAATCGCTGATCCAATTGGTCACTTTGACCCAAGTACTGTTTGCCGAGCCAGATGAGCATTGTGCGATCTCCACGGTTGGCCAACGCCCACTGTAACCTCCGTAAGGACAGCTTCCCCTTGGCGTAAGCTCTTTTGTAGCATTCAACGAATTCGTTACGGCGGGTCAGCGCCGTAATCGTCAACCCGAAGTAATCGGCCACCTCCTGTACTGTTGCGTGCTCCTCAAACATCTTCTCCGCCTTCTTCCAATCAACCGGGATAGGTTTCCTTCCACGACGCTTCTGACCAGGAGGCACGGGCTTGTATACAATCTTCGGACGATCCAAGTTGGGTTGCTTAATCGACTGAAACATATGCGCCGACCGTTGTTTCCTTTCCGGAGGCTCGAACAACGTCCGCTTTCCTTGCTTCACATGAATCATGCAAAGCCAATGCCCGCGTACCTTCTTCTTGGCCAAACGTCGACACCGTTTGCCGGTGGTAGACGAGTAAGCTTCACATTGTCCCTGCTTAACGGACATAATAGATCGATCGTAGTTCCCGGCCCATACCCCAATAGTCCATGCCGTAGCCGACGACAAACAGATCCTCGATATGCTTTCCTACATAGTCCAACCGTACCGGGACCTTCCTTCGGAGGGGCTTGTCGAGCAGTGTCGCTACTTCAAACCGTCCGAGTCGCCGTCCGATGGCTTGAATCGTGTAGCCGGTATCGACAATGTCTTCGACCAGGATGGTCGTTCCATGCAATGGCAATCGTTCAAAAAGTAACTCAATCTTGGGCATCCGTGTGGATTCCGTGCCCTCATAGGACTGTGCCCGCAGGAACCTTACAGTAACCTGATCCCGGAATTCCAGTGCACGAAGCAGATCGGCGAGGAAAACAAAGCTTCCATTGAGCACACCGACAAGATGCAACGGCCCATAGGGGTGACGTTCATGAATCGCCGCGGCCATGGTTTTTACGATCGTCTTTATCTCGCTTTCCGGAACGAGCTCGACCAGTTCGCAAGTTCTCCCGGATGGCGAGATAGAAGGCCCAGCGATCATCCGGGTGGATTCTTTTGTGTTGGACAATGTAGTAACGGTTTGCGACATGCTCACGATAGGTGTAGCGTTGACCTTGGTAACAATGAATTCCGAACCTTGGAAGTCCGATGGGCCGACCGGCCCAAGTTGTAGTCGGACGTAAGAGAATGACCCGCCAATACTTCTTATCCCGCTTACGATCCTCTTCCGGAACCTCGGCAGCTCCGATCCGGCATAGCCGATGAGCTTCTTCCCTGTGAATACCGCAAAGGAAGTATCCGGTGGTTGTCCAAACCTGTACTTTGGACAGAAAACGAGATCGCTTGCCAGGCCCCCTCCCGGGTTTTGGTCCCGGGCTACCCAACGACGTGGGGCTGCGCCGACTCTCTTTCATTATATATGCATCCCTCAACCATCGTCAATCCTTCTTTCCTAAACCTTCCCACCCCAGCTTCCTCCGCTCTTCATAGACTTTCCTCCAACGTTTCAGAAACTCACGAACTGGCAAGTCTTCGCATTCCGTCATGCTACCCAAGGTAAATCCGGCCTCCGTCTCTGCCAGCAACGGAACATGAAGCTTCCGATGAAAATGCTTCGCAGCGTAACGAGCAACCTCATGTTCCAAGAGTTGCTTTAGCTGATGCTGTGCCCGGCGCAAGTCCCGTAGGGGTATAAAGAAGTAAAGCGCATCGTGAAGTTCTACTACCGGATAACGCAGCAGGTCGTAGGTACGAGGTTTCTGATGCAATACTGCCAAGGCCATGAGCATTAGCTGATGTGCTGTACCTTGCACCGGAGAGTTGATTGCCTGATTCCCCCAGTAGGTACTGCGATCTTCCCACTCGCCAATCTCCCGGCGAAATCCAAACAAAGTTTCCACGTAACCTTTACGTTCAGCCTGACGTCGTTGCTTACGAATGAATTCCGTTACTCCTCGATAGCGTTCAAAGTAACGATCATAGAACTGAAAGCATTTTTTCTTGCTGGTGCGGACCCCGCGAGCGACCAAGTAGTTGTATAAGCTCTCGTTACGACCAAGCCCAAAGATGATACCGAAGTGGATGTTCTTTACCAGTCGTCGTGTTTCCTTATCTTTCGCGATCCGTTCAACGGGCCAGCCGGTGATCTCTGCCCCGACCAACGAATGGATATCCTCGGAAGAGTTTAGCTGAGAAATCAACAACGAATCTCCCGACAGCTCGGCCAGCATACGAATTTCAATCTGCGAGTAGTCAGCTGCAAGGAAGACCTGCAAGTCTTCCAGCTCGCTCACGTGCTTACCATCCAACGCGCGGCGCCACCGAGGATCTGATACCAGCAGGTTCAGCAACAGATAGTTACCATGAAAGTTTTGAAAGTTGACCAGGTGGGATTCCTTCTTATCGTCGCCCCCTCCGCTGCGTAAGCGTCCCGTAGCCGTACCTGTCAAGTACCATCGAGTACGCAGTTGTCCTCCATGGGCCTCTGCCGACCGGAGCCAGCCCCGTAAGTAGGTCGAGTCGATCTTGTAGAGGAAACGGTAACGTGCGAGCAACTCAGGCGCTTTATGCCCTGTTTGTGTAGCTAGAGTATGTAAAGCCTCCTTAGCCGTCGAACGCCCATAGCCTACGTCGGATAGCCCCAGTTGATCATAAAGCAATTTGGCCACCTGTCGCGAGGAGTTTGGATTGAAGTTCGGATCTCCCGATATATGTAACAACTGCCGACGGATACGTTTTAACTCTAAAGGCAGCCATGTTTGTACTTCCTCAATTCCCTGACGATCCAACCAAGGTCCGCGCTGTTCCATTTCCTCCAAAGTAAAGGCCGACTGAATGTACACTTTTACCAGTGTTGTGTTCACTTGGCTGGCCAGCTTCAACTCTACTCGTTTCGTCAAATCAGCATCTGCACAGTTATAGTATGCCAAGACTTTCAATGGCACCTGAGCCATGTCACATTTGTCGTCCTTGAAGTAAGGCTGCACCATGGTCTTATAGTCGGCAAAATCCGGAAAGAAGTTACTACATAGGCTGGCCAGTGAGTAAGCGCGCAGATGGGGAAATCGTAAATAAGCTCCATACTGGGAATCGAAATCGTAGCCGCGAACTGGCCGACCAAAGTACTCTTCACATACCGGAACATCGTAAGAGCCATGCTGAAACACTTTCTTGATGTTTTTGTCAGCCAACAGCTCGCCCACCCGTTGTCGGAACTCCTCCTTCAACGACTTCGATATACGTGCTTGCGGATGTTCCAGTACAACTGTAGCTGCCTTACCAACATACCTAGACCAGTCCTGACCGTGGGAAGCTCGGCCCCATGAAAAACCACAAACAAGCACTGCTGGATGGCCATCAACTACAGCGTCTTCGATATCCACCGCAATGCGCCTTCCTTGCTCCGCCTCCTTTCGTAGCCGTCGTTCGAGACGATCGAGCGCGCTTCGGGTAGTAATGATAGAATAACGCTGTCCGTAAACATAACCATATCTACCAGGGCAAGCCAAGATGCTCTTCACGGCTCCGAGCAAGTCACGAAAATGATAGTACTTCCAACCCGCACCATGTGCACCTCCCAATCGCAGCAAGTAACTGGGATGCTCCAACAATACTACGTATGCCTTCCAGGGAGCATACCATAGAATAGGCGTACTCTTGTTGTATGCACTACCCAAGAGCTGTTTGCCCGCTACCTTACCTAGAATGACATGAACTACTGCCTTACCCGCATTACGACGTAATGCTTCCTCGTTGTAAATCGAACAGCAGTGCAGCTCTTCGGTGGTAGGGTTATGAACCTCGCCGGAAGCATCAACTGTCCAGCAGCGTACCACGTTTTGTATATCAAAGTCTTCTCGCGTCAGACCAACCTGAGCTGCGGCATCCCAGAGCAGCTGTCCCGCAGGACCAACCAACTCAAGACCCCTGGCATTTTCTTCCCTACCAGGATTCTGTGCCCACAACATTGCCTTCCGACCACGAATGCGACTTAGACCCTTAACCTTACGAACATCCGGAACACGGTTCAATGGACAATGTGCACACCCGCGAGGCATAGAATCATTGGATTTGGTCGTAGTCCTTGTAGGTTTCGCAACTACTGTTACGCGCTCTCCAAAAAGATTCTTACGAAAGGTCGTTTTTGTCATGTTTCAATACCAGCCACCAGCAATACATAGGACCGCTTTCCATCGGAAGTCGCTGCCACAAAACCCGAACCCACAGAAGTCTTGTAGCAAGCTACTTCGTTGATGTCATCGCGTGGTAAGTTAAGAACCCAATGTTGAGTCCACCGAAGCGGCCACTGTAATTGAAAATCCTGCTGCAACGTGTGCTTAAACGTACGTTCTGTAGAACCTTGCGGCAAGCGCAATTTTATGGTAACCTTGCCTTTGGACTGTGTACCGGTACATTCGAATACTGCAGTATTCCGTACTCCTACATCAAACACCAAACTGCTCAACTGAGAGATTACCTCATGGAACACACCAAAAGGGATACAAATTTCAGGTGTCCCACGCTGCAGTCCATCAATAAGACTCCGCAACTGTTTATCTGGAAACTGTGTATAGCAATTTTCGCTGACCTCCTGGTATGCATAACCGTCTGCGAACACTACAGCTGCCCCATGACGACTTGCTACGACCTTAGTAGCATCCGTCATAACCGCGATACGAGGCAGTCTAGGAGGCGCAAACATTGTAGTCTTCAGGCTCTTGTCCAAAATAGCGCCCAAGACAAACGAGTTAGTCGCCAACGCCCCATAGCCCTTTATGATACGAATTGCGTTAAGATGGTCAGCAGCCGCTGTTCCCGAAACATAAGCTTCCAGAGTATCGAGCCGCTCTAAGGTACCTTTATCGAAACTGACCAGCTTATCCGATTTCCCGCGCTTCCAGGTCTGATAACCAGTTACCTCGGTACTCAACAAACGTAGTCGGTGTCGCCGACAACTTAGTTGCATATGGTCTTTACGAAACGTGCAACGAATGCTTTTCGCTCGCGGATGTCCCGATAGAAACCCTCCTACCAAATTCCTATCTACATACCATATTCCTTCTTCCGGATCACCGTTCTCGGAACTGGTAGCACTACGTGGTATCGTTGCCTCACTGATCACCAGTCCGGATAGATTCATAGACAGCGCCCTCTTCAAAAGCTGTATTCGTATAAACTGGCTTGAAAGCAATCCAGCATGCGTACCTACTAACGTGGCTACTTGGTAGGCCCTCTGAAACACATCCATGGGAATCAGCATCAGAACCTCCGTACCTCCAGAGCAATCGTATCGAAGAACTCGCGCTTCAAAGACGGATTCAGTTGAAAGCTTCCTGCTAATGCCGTAGTGCGCATCATAGCTCGCGGTTCTCGTACTCCCCGTACTGCCACACAGGAATGCCAAGCATCTACCAGTACCGCGCAACCATGCGGGCGTACGACACGCTGAAACAAGTTAACGATGTCCTGCGTTAGCTTCTCCTGAATCTGCGGCCGTCGTGCCAGAGCACGTATCATCCTGGGAATTTTAGACAGTCCGACTACTCCTTCATCCGGCAGATACGCAAAATGTGCATAGCCAACGAACGGTAGCAAGTGATGAGCACACATGCTTACGAAATCAATATTGCATACAGTAATCAGCTCATCATAGTGCTGTGCAGGGAAATGAACTTGCAGCAATTTGGCAGGATCTTGCTTTACTCCTTCAAAGAGCTCTTCATACATCCGTACCACCCGCTTGGCGGTATGGTCGAAGTTAGATCCGTCAAGATCTACATATCCCCGTAACTCATCTACCAGAGCCGCAACACCTACCTGCAACTTCTCACGTGTCTTCGCACTCAAAACAGTGTCTTCCTTTGTTTCCATGCTACTTTCCTTCCTTTCTTCTTGTTCAGATCTTCCTGAAACGCCATCAAAGCTTTTAGACTAAACCCAAGGCGAGCAGTACGCTTATGTTGCACATCCCCCAACGTCAAACCCCGCTCGCGGAGTTGATCTATAAGCTCCCCTGGCAGTCTTCCTCTCCTACGACGAGCCACCTCAACCTTACGTAGACCGTTCTTACCTTCGGACGGCACATAATACCAAATCGTGCCCAAACCGACACTTTTCTGAAAGGTAGTCGAATCGACTGAGTGCCAAGGGTAATCCCACATCTCCGGACCTGTACATGCGAACCCATGGCAGTAAACACCCGCTGCCTCCGTCACCCGAAACACTTGATCATAGTAATGCCATAGGCGATCTCTAGGACCGTTGAGAAAGAATCTTTTCGATACTCCTATCAATCTATGCCCCTCATCAATATACCGTTTCAACCAGTCGATTGAGCTGTCACCATGGTAAACAGGAACCGGATGCAGTCCGGCTTTCTTTAACATCTTGGTCACCCGATAAACCGTAGGTGCATGTACTCGATAATCAAAGGTAACGTAAAAGTCAAAAGGATAAGGCCAACGGTGTAGCCAGTCGACAAACGAGAATGGATGCGTGCCGTCGCTCTTCTTTTGCCGAGGCAGTTGTGGCCCATAGAGGTAGCTATCAATCAATCGCTCAAGTTCCTTCTCAGGTATCTTCTTGTTGTACCCCATGACCAGAAAACTGAAGGCACCAGAGTCCAACATCACACGAGCGTTAATCTTCCGAAGTGCCTCCAAATGTGCTCTCCATGGGTTATAGTCTGGCGAGCCCGTAGGGTGCTGCTGGTAGTAGTCGTAGTAGGTATAGTAGCTTAAACAAAAGTAACGAATCCCTACCTCAAAGAACGTTCGATTGTCTGCATTCACCCCCATGGTAGTGCCGTGGTATATAATCGGCCAGGGATCTTCCGGACGTCTACCTACCCATCCTGGAACTTCTTTCACCGGTATCTTCCTCCTCTTCTATGGCAGCAAACACCAACGCACAAATGTCACGATCCGGGCATAGACGATTGCATTCGAGGGACCGAGAATCATAGCCTAGTCGCTTCCTCCCGGTACACATATCGACCTCCGTGGGCTTGCCAAAACAGGACACCTCATACGGAGCTGCCTGCATCCTCCCATAGCACCGAGAACAGATGTAGGTCTGCGGCCAGTAAAGTCCGTGCCGTACATCCTCCTCTGAGTAGCGCCTTTTGCACAACAAGCAGCTCAAGATAGGTTTCGTACTCATATCATACTGAGAACTACGCCAAGATCAGCAGCGTTGAAATTCCAACGACGCGCCAGGGTGCGAAACTCTGAAGCGCAGCGTTTACTAATTCTACGATTTCCTTTATGAATCCAATCCGAGACCGTTTGCCGTAACTCATCGGAACCCGCATTAACGATCTCCTCCAAAGTGCTTACGGCGGCGCATTGCTCTTCGGCCATCTTAGTAGGAGTAGCCAAACAAGGAAACACGTTGTCAGAATCCACCTTAATGCCGTTGCGCTTCTGTGCAGTGTAGCGAATCATCAGCGACTGACAGTGATTACGTGCCACATTATAGATATACGTACTCAACATGGCGCGGTCAGGATCGTAGAAGCGATCGACAGCCTGAATAACTGTAACTAGCAGCTCCTCAAACAGATCATCGGGGCTCATGAAGTCCCGCACGTAGGACGGGAACTTATGCCAGTACTTGCCTACCATGTTCCACAGCAGGCGTTCATACTTACGATATAACTCTTCCGTCACTGAAACTGTCTCCTTATGCTAACGAAATATTGCAAGCTGTACTTTCCACAAAATCGTAAAAACTCTTGCATCCGTTTACCGTTATCAGGAAGCCTCTGATAGTCGCTGTAGTCAAAATCCTGTTTGTCGTCAAGGTATCCGACAATGCGTTTATCCTTAGGGCTTGTAGGAATTAGGCAAACCTTATAGGTCTGACGCACAGCACGCCAATGTTGTGCCAAAACCGGAAACTTCTCCAACCAAGCAGCTTCTGGATGTTTCCGCTTCGGCTGTACGCCCGCTTGTACCATGCGAATTGCCGTACGCGGACCGACGCCGGGCATTGGTCGGATGTTGTCCGACGAATCCCCTCCCAGGCTAAGAAACACAGGAAAACGTGTTATGGAGAAGCCATACTCCCGCTCTACTTGAGATTGTGTTACCAAACGCCACTTGCCAGGATGCAAGATCGTAACACCGATACGAAGCAACTGATAGAAATCACGATCCGATGAACAGATTACAACGGGCTTGGCTGAATTGGCTGTAATCAAGCCAATCACATCATCCGCTTCCATACCAGGAATACCGACGCTCTGGTAGCCCAGCCGACGGAGTATTCGTCGCAGCGCAGGAACCTGCTTCCGAAACTCCTCGACGACCGAAGGATCTTTCCTTCGCGTCGCTTTGTAAGGCTTATAGTACCGTAGCCTCCAAGGCTTACGCCGATGTGTTGTTATGCCCGGCACTCCATGATCCCAGCAGAAAACGATACGATCGCCAACCTGTTTACGGATCGATAGCAAAGATTGCAGCACCCCAAACAAAATGCTTGTAGGCTGACCAGAGCTCTGAAGTTTGCGATGGGCAAACAAGGCACGGAATGCCAGGTTTGTAGCATCGACAAGCACCAAAGGTTTTAAATCATTGCTCACGCTAAATCGTCCTGTAGGTCTTCCAACGCACGATGTTCGAGATGGTAGCTTGCGACACACCATACCTCGCAGCAAGTTTCATCATGGTAGTCCCTTGAGCATAAGCTTGTCGAATCCTGCGTACTTGTGCAGGCGTCAGTTTAGCCAACCAACTAACCTTCCGCTTACCATTACGTTTACTCTTCATAGACTTCCTCCTAACAGTTTGGGAATCATCCACTCGGACGTCCCGCAAAATGTAACTTATTCGTGCTTGCGAAAGACCGTACTCCTGTGCCAGTTGGCATTGCGTGTAACCTTGATGATACTTTCGCACGATATTGAAGACCGTACGTTTGTTGACCCTCTGTCTCCTCATGCCAACTTCCTCGCTGACAGCTGCAGCATCCATGCCAATGTTACATGTGCCAAATCATAACGCCTATGGTTCTTCCAAGCCTCTCGGATACTTTCAAGCGGAGCTTCGTCGGCAACCTCGCTGGGCCAGACAATGAATACTCTAAACCCATAGCTATGTAAAAGCTTCGCAGATTCCAATGCCCCCGTGACGCCAGCTTTGTCGGGATCAGGCCACAGGTATACACGCCGGCACCCGGCTTGCAGTAACAGTTCAACTTGATGCTCCGTCAGCCGATTGCCTAGCATTGCTACACAAGCATGTCGCAAGACACGCTCAGCACGCAGGGCTTTAAAGATACCTTCAAACAAGATCACGCTATTAACCTTGTCTGGCAAATGGTAGAGGATCTTCTGCATTCCATGGGCATTCAAATACCGTCGTGTCTGCCTCCCGGTGAAGTCACGACCAACAAAGCCCTGCAACTTCCCACGAAACCAGTTAGGAAAGATTACTCGAAAAGCATACTCACCAACTAAGCTGGTGCCTATCTTATTCTTGACAATCTGCCGTCGTGTCAAACCTCGAGAAAGCAGGTAGTTCAATGCCCGGCGTTCCAGCTCATCAAGCTTACGTTTAACAGGTAGTGGCTGATAATCTGATGGGAGCGTAATCTCGACAGCAGGCTTAACGAACTTCTCTGGAACAGTTACTTCAATGAACGGCGCCATAGCCTGAAGTACGTGAGCGCTCATGGTCTTCTTCAGGAACTTCTGTAGCGCATAACGGCTAGCCCAACCACAATTGAAACAATGTCCGATACCACTCTTTAGGTTGATTCCCAGTCGAAATCGCGTATCTTCCGATTCCCCACGCTCCAAGCAAAACGGGCAGCAAACGTACACCTCGTCGGAGGCAGCAGCAACCATTCGGTAGGCAACTCCCTGCCGGTCGAACAGCTCTACAATTGCATTACTGTTTACGAGTTGTCGGTTTGCTCCCATGCGGCTTGCTCCTCAGCTCTTCGGGTGCGTTCGCGATCGTAAATAAGCATCCGTTCTTTGTTAGACATAATGTTGCAGCCTACTTTCATCCTATCAAACTTGTGTGCAGCCACCCATAGGTAGATCGAATCTGGTCCCCAATCGCCTTGTCCCATGCCAATTGCCATTCCCACTTTTCGTACTTTCGATTTATCCTCTGCTGTACGGTCTCCATCAACGATTCGTAGGCTCTGCGTGTTCGCCTGCGTCTGAGAAGCCGTCCACACGATCATTTGATGTCGTGCTGCAAGGCGTCGGAGATCCCGGTAGATGTCCGAAAACTCCAGACGCTTCTGTTCGTAGCGTTTCGAAGGCAAAATCTCTTCGTCGTAGTCAATGATAAGAGCGTCCGTAAGAAAGCCTTTGTCTCGTTCTCGTAGCACCTGACTTTCAATATGACTTACCGTAGCTCCCTCTCCGGTAAGATCTACAAGGCGCAAACGATCTCTCGTTAGCCGAGCGACTTGACGAAATCTGCGCTTCAGTAATTTTGGCTGGTCTGCCAACGATTTCATGGGCAAGCTGGCTACCATTGCATCCAACCGGTCCTCGACTACGTCGATCGGATCTTCCATGGAAACAAACATGACGTTCAGATGCTGAATCGTAAACGCTAAAGCCACATGCAACAGCATCAGAGACTTTCCTCGCTTGTATGGAGCCAAGATCATCCCAAGATTCCCCCTACCGATCCCATGTACCAAACGATCAAGAGGCTCAATTAGAAAGAACGGACAGTTTTGATAGCGCTGTTGGCGGGCCCGTCGGTAGATCCGATCATCAAGTTTACGAAAGAACGGTATTGGCTCACTTCCGTTTCTTGACGACGTACCAACGACCCGGTGGGTGATTTCAAGCCACTTGTCGCTGGATAGCTTTCCTGATGTTTGCAGCTGGATCAGTTCTTCGATTGCCTTGGCTTGGAGGATCTCTTGCTTATACCGGATTACCTTGTCGACAACGCTATCAGGAGCCGGGAGACGCCGCTTAAGTAAACGTTTGGCGTAGGAGATCAAGTTTTCGGCTGTACGTTGTCCTAGGGAAAGCTCATCGGCGTAGGATATCAAGTCTGATACAAGCAAACGTTGTATTGGACGCTGATACTTTTGATAGTACTCGAGAGCACGCTCTGCAACGATCCATCGGCTCCTTCCGGTCGGATCATGCTGCAGGGGTTTAAAATCATCTGGCCTCAAGTAATTGGAACAAGAGCGTAGTGTCTTCAAATCACGGCAAAGCAAAGCCACCAGCGCTTCAAGGAAGTCTACGTCGTTAAATATCGTTAACGCCATGGGTTGTTCCGCCAAGGTCGTCGCAATCGTTTCTGCATTCGTTGCCGTTGTGCTTCCAGCTTAACCAATTGATCTTCATAACCCTCCAGGTCATCAATGTCCTGCAGCTCTGGTCGACCTTGTATAATGCGCTGCTCGCATTCTACTCGGTATTGCTGTTCCAGCTCGCCGTTAGGAAAGTCCTGCATGATTCGCTCTTCAATGTACTCCTCCACCTTGCGGCTCGTCAGACTGTCGATGCGGATACCAATGAGTCGCTTGCCTGTTTTTCGATGCTTGACGAAGTGCTGCTGCAGTAGCACATGAAGCAGGTAGGACAATGAGACGTGATAGCGCATGGACCAGATCTGCAAGTTGAGCAGACGCATTCGATCTTGTGGGCTAAGGAAACCTAGGAGCTCGTTGATCTCCTCGATAGGACGCTGATCCACTGTGGCCAAGGCCCGGGCGAAAGGTCCCGATGGCTTCAGGAAGCGCAGGATTTTGTGTTCAAGCTCTAGGCGTGGCTCTCTCATGCTGCCTATCATCCATTATAGGCAATCCCGAGGCACAGGTCAAGACAAACTTTCGCCGACGCGATATAACCGTCCCTACGTTTAACCGTTTGGGATATGAAGCGGATAACATCGTTACGAGATCTAGATGTCGGTTACGGCCAGTGTTGTGAGCAACGATGTAAACGGTGTGATGCATCAGTAAAGTTTCGACGACAACGTAAGCAACGGAGTGAACGGAGTGATAGCAACGATGTGAACAGAGAACGTTTACCCACACTACGAACTTTCGAACTTTGGGGGACGTTAAGTTATAAAGGGCTCTTTCTCTCTCTTTCTAAGAGATAAAAAAAAACAATGGCTCTTATACGAAGTATAAGAGCCCTTACAAAAAAAGGTAAAAACCGCCTTCGCAGAGCAGTTAGTTTATGTATTTCGCTGCGTGGCTAGTTTATACATTTCACTGCACAGTAAATTATGTATAATGAAGATAGAACGGTATGACGGAAGCGCGACGACCCAAGCTCGACATCCTAATGCGAAACCGGATGACCCGTCTCGATGTCCACAACGATATCGACGCCACGGATCGCATTCGGAAGTTCTTCCGCTTCCACCCAAAAGGCTACCGGTTCATGCCGAAGTATATCAACGGCATGTGGGACGGCTATATCAGCCTGATACGTTGGGGTCAGGTCGCCACCGGATTGGTTCTCGAGCTGTTGCCCCAGCTTGAAAAGGAATTTAAGGTAACAGTAACTGATCGTCGTATCAGCCCCGAGTTTCATAAACCGAACTCCCATATATGGAAACAGGCTCGACACTATCAGCGTACCTGCTTTGACAAGATGGTCCTGGCCAGCAAGACAGGAGGCCTGGTTCTTCAAGCAACAGGTTCGGGCAAGACGTTCACTGTCGGGTTGTACTTCTCGGCGTTGAAAGGCAAGGGTTTGTTCATTGTCGATGAACTGACGCTGCTGGAGCAAGCACGAAGAGAGCTTCACCGTCTTCTCGACGAGCCGGTCGGCATTATTGGTGCTGGACACTTTGAACCAGAACGTATTACCGTATCAACGATACAAACGCTTCATAGTCGCCGTAAAACCTCAGAAGTAACGAAGCTGGCGCCTGATGTTGTCGTGTTAGATGAAGTCCATGAAGCAATCAACGACCGGACACGCAACGTACTACGAATCCTAAAGCCAAAGGCGGTGTTCGGGTTGACCGCTACGTTACAGATTCGTAAGAAGTACGTCCGCTATCCAGCAATTGCGCTGGCAGGTCCCATAGTTTATACCTATCCTCTAGTAAAGGGTATCAAAGAAGGCTACTTGGCAAAAGGTTTAGTAGTGTCAGTACGCTTCCCATTGGGAATCATCGCGCCACATTACTACAAACGTTTGAATGCTGAAACGCGCTACGATCTTATCGTCGTAAACAACGTAGAGAGAAACCGTTTTGTCGTAGAGCTGGCTCAAGCATGCGTTGCCTCTGGAAAGCCGGTCATTGTCCTGGTTGACCGACTACAACATTTGGAGAACCTTAGAGAGCTGCTCATGGGAGGCAAGCAACAGTTTGTCGTACTTTCAGGGGAAGACCCTCACGAGCGCCGCCTTGACGCGATTGAGCGGATGAAGCACGGCAAGCTCAAATTAATCCTGACCGATCGCATCTTTGGCAAGGGTATCGACATCCCAAATCTTGAAGTAGTAATTGATGCTTCCGGACGTCAATCCCACAACGCGGCACAGCAACGATTCGGTCGAGGCTCGCGTAGTAGTCCTGGGAAAACCGGGTTATTGCATTTCGATATCAGCGATCCTGGTCTTCCTGCTACCAAGGAGCGTCTTGCGGCATTACGCAAGTTGCGTACAACGATCTGTGTCGTCAGTAAACCCATGAGTGCTCAAAAGCTCTTACAGCTCGCCGAACGACGTCTGGATTTAGAATAATGAAAAGAAGAGACACAGTGGCTGTACGAAAGAAGAAGAAGACTCTTAGCAAACGAACGTCGGTGCCAAACGATGAGGTATCCGTTGAGGTGTTGCGACTAATCGACCGGCTACGGTTTGATGGCGAGACAATAGTAGAAGACGCCATGGAGCAGCCTCGGCTGTTTATCGAAGCAGCACGATATCGTGTTCGTTGTCTCCGTAAGGCAATGCAGGCACGTATGGCGTTGGACACGCTCCGGGCCGAGTTGGGCGCCAAAGCCCGCCAACAGCTCTCTGTTAACGACGAACGTGTAACGGAACGCAAGGTTGAGGAAGTAATTACCAGCAACGCACAATGGAGAAAAGCCCTGGAACTAAAACAAGCTGTCGAAGCGGAGGAAGAGATGGCTAAACTCTTAATCGAAGCATTCCGACAACGCCAAAGCTGTCTGAAAGTAGTTAGCGATATGGCAACGTCGGAAATCTCCCTACAAGCGGCCTCTGAAAGTTACCGGCAGAAGATTGATGAAGTACGAAAGGGTTTGAGGAAGCGGTATGGCGTATGAACAGATTTTACTCTTTGGTGTTATCGTGATACTGTTGTTTCTCCTGTTAGTAGTAACAGGTTGTTGGCTTTTCAAGGTCTACTTCAGAGAGAAACAAAAGTACCTCGAAAAGTTGGATAAGCAGTTTAACTACGCAGTTAAGGACAAGGAGAACACGCATGGCAAAGAAAGCTGATTGGAAAGCACAAGCCCGTCGGAGGCTCAAGGACCGTCAGGCGGGTGACAAATTCAAACTTGCTGAAGGAGACAACACCTTCCGGATTCTTCCTAACAAGGAGGGTCTGGATAAGCCTCCTTATGCCGAACTTCGAATGCACTATGGAGTTGGCCCCGACAAGATATCGGTTCGCTGTGGTAAGGATATTGACGGACAGGGCTCTTGTTGGCTTTGTGACAAGAAGATACCGGAGCTGCTCAAGTCTGCAAACCAACGACGGCATCTTATGGCAAACGAGATTCAAGCCAAACCTGCCTTTGTAGTTCAGGTTGCATCTGTAGATCCAGAGACAGGAAAGTTCGATAGACCTAAGGTTTGGTGGGTCAGCGCAAAGCGTTTGGTATTGGCCATTTTGCAGTTGCTGATATCGAGCAAACGTTCCTACGACCACCCGGTAAAGGGCTACAACATTACCATTATGCGCTCTGGTACCAAGATGCGAGATACCGAATATAGCGCGGCTATTCCCGACGACGCTCCATCGAAAGTACCAAAGGGCATCTTGGCAGCTTCAAAAACATTTGACGAGCTGCTTCCGAAATATTCAAAGAGCGTACAACAAGCAGCATTTTACGGTCGTGACATCAGAGAAGCTGCAGAAGACGAAGAACCAGAAGACGAGGAGGCACTCGAAGAGGAAGAGTTAGAGGAAGAGGCAGAAGACGAGGAGGAAGAAGAGGAAGAGGAAGAGTTAGAGGACGAAGACGAGGAAGAGGCAGAAGACGAGGAGGAAGAAGAGGAAGAGGAAGAGTTAGAGGACGAAGACGAGGAAGAGGCAGAAGACGAGGAGGAAGAAGAGGAAGAGGCCGAAGACGAGGAGGAAGAAGAGGAAGAGGCCGAAGACGAGGAGGAAGAGGAAGAGTTAGAGGACGAGGAGGAAGAGGAAGAGGAAGAAGACGAGGAGGAAGAGGAAGAGGAAGAGGAAGAAGACGAGGAGGAAGAGGAAGAGGAAGAGGAAGAGGAAGAAGACGAGGAGGAAGAGGAAGAGGAAGAAACTCCTGCCTCTTCGCGAAAACGGAGAACTAGCAAAACTACCACCAAGAAGAAGACAACAGCACCTAAGAAAAAGACTACAAGACGGCGCACCAAACGGCGTTGAGGTGAGCAATGGCCAAAAGCAGTCGGTCCGACAAAATCCTATCTCAAGTGCGCCGACGGCTTAAGCATGTAGAGCTGGAGTGGACACCACAGGCTTATCTTGATACAGGAAATCCCATGCTCAACAACGTACTCGGACATCCAGATCTAGGAATTCCCTACGGTCGGGTAATGGAAGTATCTGGCATGGAAAGCCATGGCAAGACAGCCTTGGTGACCACTCTGGCTGCCATTGCGCAGCAGCAAGGCGCATACGTAGTATGGATTGATTTCGAGAACTCCTACGATCCAGAGTGGGTAAAGAAGCGTGGTCTCGACACCGAGAATGACTTCTTACTTTTTCAGCCTTACGAGGGCATGTTTGGCAACGAAAAGAGTCCTCGGATTATCTCGGGCAATGAGCTTTGCGATGAAGTAGAAGATGCCTTGCCACTGATCCATAAACATGCCAATCGTATCGTGCTGGTCGTCGACTCCGTGCCTGCCATATTGCTCACTGAAGAAGCAGACTCCGACGTCGCTGATCGTAACCTTCGTACCAACATGGCGCTACCCATGTTTCTTGGAGCACTCTTACGTCGGTGGATCTCAAAGGCGCGTAATTACAACATCCTGCTTATATTCATCAACCAGCTGCGTCAGAACCCCATGCAGTTGTTCGGTTCGCCTTATTACACTCCTGGTGGCAACGCCTTGAAGTTCTATAGCCACTGCCGTGTGCGCGTGCAGAGAACCAAAGGTGGTCGAGTCATGCACATGGGTAAGCAAGTCGGAATCCAAGGAGTGATGACAAACATCAAAAACAAAGCAGGAGGCCTTGAAGGCAGCCAGATTGGCTACAGAATCCTCTTCGATGGGCCCACCGAGTTTCTCGATCCCAAGGAAATCAAGAAGAGCCAGTAATGCAAATACCAGAATCGGCAATACTCGCACTCAAATTACGACCCAAACGCTTTTCGGAAGTCATCGGACAGCGCAACCTAATCCGTACTATCCGTAAACAGATTGTCGAACGTGAACCACATGCTTGGCTGTTCCACGGACCTTCTGGATGTGGTAAGACCACCATGGCTCGCATCGTTGCGCTTTCTTATCAGTGCTCACATCAGGAAACATGGGGAGAGCCTTGTGACGAATGTTGGTCTCGATGGTCTGAATTTGCCATCCACGAAATTAACGCCTCTGAAGTGAACAAGGTGGAACAGATTGGAGAAATCGTAGAACAGGCGCGATATCGACCGCAACTGCCGTCGAAGCGTAGAGTGTTTATCCTTGACGAGGCACAGCGAGTTACTACTGCCGGACAGAACTTGTTGTTAAAGCCTTTGGAGCAAACAAACTCATCGACCGTTTGGATCATCTGTACAACAGAACCGAACAAGCTCCTGCTTACGCTACGACGACGATGCATGACCTATGCTCTCCGACCATTATCACTCAGTAACACAGAAGCGTTCGTTCGTAAGATAGCTCGTCAACTGCGCCTGAAGGTTGACCTACCGGAACTCTTTGATGCCATTCATATGGCCGGCATTCATGCTCCGGGAATTCTCTTGATGGTATTGGACAAACTAGCTGCGGGAGCCAGCATCAAGGAAGCTGTATGGGGACTATCGGAAGAATCTCAGTCTGCCCTGGCCATCTGTAAAGCTGTAACACGTGGGGATTGGAAGACATTACGCAAAATCTTAGAGAACGTTGGCGCTGAAGACTCTCGGCTGATACGCGCAGCAGTGGCTGGATGGTTGCGAAAAGCATTGCTTCATGAAGTACATGCTACTCGTCGGAGAACGTTGGCTACCTCACTGCAAATGCTCATGGCGCCAGCGCCGTTGGAAGATCAAAATCTTATGTACTGGCTGACCGGAACGCTGTATCTCGTTTGCATGCAGTTCGGAGATAGAAAATGAAGATCCTGTTAACGAGTGACTGGCATGCTTCCCCGCAGAATCTTGATCTGTGTCATCTGGTAGTCGAGAACGTGATTTCCGTACTACAGAACGATCGAGATATTGGCATGGTAATACACTTGGGAGACATCAAGCAACCTTGGAACCCGGTTGACCAACGCATTACCAACTTCCTGGTAGAGAGCGTGAAGGCGATTGTACGGAAGGTGCCGTTTGTACTGCTCTTAGGTAATCACGATCGTATGGGAGTCGATGATGATCTGCCCTCTTGTCAGCCGGTGGTGGAAGCCACCGGTGCACTTGTGGTTTCCGAACCGGTTACATTGACGACTGAAAACGGGGCGCTTTTAGCCATGGTACCGTTTCTGCGAGACCAGAGCAACCTGGAACGTGCCGTACGAAAAGCCAAAGGAGATTATCTATTCTTTCACTTCGAAGTTCGAGGAGCCCACTACAATGTCTACTCTGAGTCCCATGAGGGTTTGCCGAAGGCCGTCTTACGACCAACGCGTTTTCGTAAATGCTTTGGTGGGCATATTCATCAGCCGCAGTTCATCGCACCAAATATCCAGTATGTAGGAAGCCCATTTGCTATTGACTGGGGCGAAGTCAATCAAACGAAACGCTTTCTGATACTTGACCTAGATCAGGATACCGTAACGGAGCAACAACTACATATTCGCAACTACGTCGACCCCACTGCTCCAGGCTACGTTAAGCGCAAACTTAGTGCGCAGGATGTAGTACGCATCAAAGTTCCTTATACCCAACACAAAGATCTGTTACGAAGAGCAGAGACGGTTCGTAAGAAAGTCAGTAAGGAGTACGCGCCAGCACAAGTACACCTAGTGTTTGAACGACCTGGTGAGCAGATTCATGTGCCGTTGCGAGGCTCGCCGGAAAGCGACAGAGACTTAATCACTGAATACGTAGCACACCAACAGTTCTTCTCGAAACAGCCAAAGCAACGAAACGCACTTATTGATTACCTAACTGAACTACTCGATCAGCAACCCATCCGCGCATTGAAACCCATAAGCTTCGAATTCGTAAAAGCTACCAACGTACTTTCCTACGAGAAAGTAGAGTTTACTTACAAGCCCGGGCTTACGCTCATTACTGGCAGAAGTTTGGACTGGAAGAATCGTAGTAATGGTTCCGGCAAAACAAATCTGCTCAGCCTTCCAGCCCTTGCATTGTTTGGCGCCAACTCAAAGGGCCAAAGCCATGATGAGTGGCGTAGAAACGGAGCACGCGGGGCTAGCACGATATCATTGCAAATCAAGGTAGATGACAAACCCATAGAAGTCATCAGGAGTCGTAAGCCCGTCGGCCTGCGGGCAATAGTTGATGGGAAGAACGTGCTTCCCGGGAACGCGAGATCCGCACAAGAGGCACTGGCACAATTGACAGGACTTTCGTTGGACGCACTGTTGAACTCCCTTTACATCGATCAGCGTGAAGTCAACACATTGTTATCCGGAACGGAAAAACAACGTAAAGACCTGCTCTCGCAGTTTTTAGGTCTTCATCGCTTTGAGGAAGCCGTAGTAGAAGCGCGTGCACGCCTTACTGACACACAAAAGCAACTTGATGCTATCGAGCATTCGCTTGCCGAGTCTAACAAGTTGTTAAAGACGCACAAAGAATCTCTACGGCAGCTTCCGCAGCGCAACAAACAACTCGTGCGAGCTGAGCGGAGCTACCAACGACAGATAGGAAATCTTCTGGCTCAGTACTATACGTTAAGGTATTTCTCTGATCATGTTGAACTGGAAGCACTCCATGGAGTTTTTACCTCTTTACATACTCGTCTGCAAGCCGAGTTATCGAATATCGAACAACGACTCTACGCCCTACGACGCGATTTAAGACAACTTGAGGGACTGAAAGATCGCTGCCCGACTTGTCACCAGCCGGTGGATAAAACATTCGTGCAGACCTGCAAACAAAAACTGATTAACGATATTGACCGTCTCGAACAACGACGGAAGTACCTGGCCGCACAGGTTGAGCACTTGGACCTGCGTGCTATAAAGTTGGCGGACGTCTTACAAGAGAAGGCTGAACAGCGTAAGCAGGCTTCCCAATCCCTTGAACGGTTGCTGAGCGAACTGGGACGTACTGTCGACGAGATAGAAATGTATGAAAGTATCGTACGAGTACGACAATCTCATGAGAAAGCTCTGGAAGACGTGCGACGAGAACAAAAGCGTTTGAAAGAGGAGCGACGCAAGTTGGAGATGCAGCTCGAAGTGCAAAAGTTGGCCGTGAAAGTTCTGGCACGTACAGGCATCCCGGCTTTCCTTATGACTAACACCTGCCCTAAGCTTAATGCGGCGGCTGCTTTCTACTCGAGCATGTTTACGGAAGGTGAGATTCAGGTAGATTTTGCAATTACTGAAGATGGGCAACTCGATGTGGAGGTCCATAACGCTCATGGAGCAGCTAGCTTGAAGGGACAGTCAGAAGGCGAACTTCGTATGGCTAGCCTGATCACCGGCTTTGCCGTACGGGATGTGTTGACGCGCTTCAACTTGCTAATACTCGATGAGCCCGGCGACGGCTTGGATAGCGTCAATGCCCAACTCTTTGCAGCTGCGTTGCCACAAGTGGTAAAACGGTTTGACAGAGTAGTTGTCACTACACATAATCCTTACATTGCCACTGGACTGGAGCCAGACCGTTGTTACGAAGTAGTCAAGCATAATGGAGTTTCTACTTTGCGGGAGGTGTAACATTGGGAAGGTACTCAAAACAAAAAGGTAGCTCTTTCGAACGCAAAGTAGCTTCCATGATCCGTAAGACATTTTCAGCGGGAGCGAAAGATTGTTACCGGACACCTTTGAGTGGTGGCCATCACGAGAAGGGAGATATCGTCATGGGGGAGGCCCTACGCAGAAGGTTTCCTTACCTCGTCGAGTGCAAACACTCGAAGGCGTGGACCTTAGCGCATGTGTTACCCATGAGCAAACTAATGAACCAGTGGCTGGAACAGACATTCGAGGAAGCAAAGATCGAGCAACGTACGCCGTTGCTTGTGCTGCGGGGCAACTACACAACAACCTACGTAGTAGTTCCCAAGACACAGATCCACGGGTTCCGGTTACACAATACGTTAGAGCATCTACAGTTCTACTGGCGCGGTAAAGCGCTGGTCATGATGATCTTCGAGGATTTCCTAGCTAGGAGCAAATCAGTAGAATGATATTAAGCTGCTGGGATTTAGATGGCTGCTTAGTCGATAATGATCACCGACGCACGGAACCGGATTTCCCAATCAACGGAGAAGCATTGTTGAAGGACCTTCCCATAGCACATGCCTTAGAACGTCTACAACGGCAACGCAACAAGGACTATCAGGTTGCAGTGTTGACAGCACGGGTAGAAAGCTTACGCGCCGTCACGCAACGCTGGATGCAGAAGCACGGGTTGGATTGGGTGCAATGGTTGTTGATGCGTCCTGATCAAATTGCTTACGAGAAGAGTACGGCCTTTAAGCAACAAGTATTCAACATCCTGCTGGGGATACGTACATGGAAGAAGGTTCTGGCTTACGACGATCAGGAAAGATACCTTGAAGCGTATCATGCCATCAGACCGGATACGGAAATCTACCTATGTAACCGATCCGGGTGCGAGAGAATTACCGTTCAAAGGAGGTCACAACATGTGGCAGGAAGGTCCTAGTGCTCCTTGTCGAAAGCCTAAACTTGCCGAGACGTTCTACAACGTTGTTCGGGCCGGGATTACAGGAGACGAGGCATTCGTTGCGCCAGATTGTCCTAAGGAGCTGTACAAGGAAGTAGAAGCATTTGCTCAATGGCAACTTGGTAGAAACGTCAGACTAGAACCAGGTTCCTCGCAGGACATACCCATGCAGGAGCGTTGGTCAGGCATCACGGCGCCACCTGGTGGCCGTGTAGCCGTCTGCTACAGTGGCGGCGTCGATTCTACCATTGCGCTGGCCTGGGCACTTCGCAAACTGCAATACATGCCCCACAACCTTGTTACCGTTACGGTGAACTATGGGTGGTGTTCAGAGAAGGAGGTAGCTGTTGTAAAATCGCTGCAAGACTACCTTGTACGTCATACGGGTACGCAGGTAGAACTGGAGCTGACCAAACCGTTGGTTCGTCCGAATGAACGTCTTCCGGAAGGATACATTGTTCCGGCGCGCAATGCCTTCTTGGCTTCTCTGGCGGCACGCTATGGCGACACAATCTGGATCATCGCAAACTACCGTAAGGTTGATGATGGTCCAGGTGCCGCCTTGGATAAGTGTCGTAAATTCTTCTGGTGGATGAGCGAACTGCTTTCACAAGCCTACAAGCGCCCCATGCGTGTCGAGTCGCCGTTTCAGCATCTGACGAAAGCCGACACCATGCGATGGTTCCTGGAAAACTGCGACGATGCGCAACAGGTCCTCCTCAAGACCACGACCTGCTACTCGAGAGATCGCCGGCAATGTGGCAACTGCTACGCATGTGCCAAACTCGCCTTGGCCTACATGCATCTAGGTCAGTACGTTCAGTGGGTCAATCGTTTTGAGGTGCCTCCCCACACAACCGAGGTCTTCCGTGAAGCCGTTGCGCGAGAACGACGGAAGGGTCGTACGCCCCCACAGGAGCTCATCTACTGGGCACCCGATGCGTAATTTCTCCGCTAAGAGTCGCCCAAGCTCCCCCGCAGGCATAAAGAGACCGGGCGCGCATGGAACGGGCGTTCAGGCGGAGATAAGCGCCTAGAACCGGGCTCCTGGAGGGCCAAGGTGCCGGAAGTTCTCCACTCTCCCATGCAGACGGCTACGGGGTTTTCCTGGAGGGTGTATAAATATGTTTGTTTTCAACGAGTTATAGGGCTGTTTGGGCGAGCTGACGCCACGATGGGCGGGTACGGAGGATGGCTAACTCCTTTATTATCAACCGAGTAAATCGGTGAGAAAAAGTTAATCAGGGTATTATATAATAGAAGCATGGTAGGACAGGAGGTCAGGAAGGACAAGGAGGCGCTTCAAGAGCGGTCCTCCTCTCCTGCAGGGCCTCCAGTGGTCTTTGACATCAGCATATCCGGCTGGAACTCAGTCAGGCTGCCCAGACGGTGAGCGCGAATATCGGCAACCGGGTTTGAAAGACGATGGCCGGCAAGACCGGCGGGTCCGCCCAAAGCCGTTGCGGTACGGTGATCGTAGGCGCCGCGAGAGAAGGAGCCGGAACTAAGCGCCCGGGGAGTCGGGGAGTAAGAGGCGCGTCCGCCTCCAAGCCCGCCGGAAGGTTGTGGCCTTCCGCCGAACCGTAAGGCGAGAGCCGGAGAAGCTCCCATACGGGAGCGACCTGCTGAGAGACGGCACACCACCGGTACCCAGCCCGGTCGGCATCGTCCCCTGAGTTATCCTAGATAGCGAGTAGGCAGGACCCGTATGGCCAAAGCGAAGGACCGGCCAAAGCTGCACGGAATTCGCTATCATACTGACCTACGGCGAGGAGGCAGGAAGTTGCCTCCTTTCCTAATGTGGCCGTCGTCGAGTGGCAAGCCTCGAGTGAGAAACACAGAGCCAGAAAGGAGATCAAGATGAACAAGGACCAACCCCTCTGGCATACCACCCAAAGCCAGATGCTGCAGGTACAGTACAACATCTCAAACGAGATCGCTGCTACGCGTGAAACACTCATTAACGTCTTGTACGACTTGGCAGAGACTCTAAGTCAGGAAGCCAATCGTCTTCGGAACCTGGACGCGTACGTACCCAACGAGCTGGGAGTCGTTCAGGGGCGCGGGGCGACAATCGATAACCTGATAGCAAAGTATGCTGCCCTCAAGTCCTGCCTGTGCCAGCTGCAAGGCATCCCTAGTACCGAGGCTCCTACGGAGGTTACGTGGGAGACCGTGGTTGAAGAAGCCAAGAAATTCAACGCCAAGAAGTGAGCAGTTGGATCTGATTGGAAGAGGCACTGGAACAATAATGCCGTGCCTCTCCCTTTCCTAATGCAACCGTTGCCGAGTGGCAAGTCTCGGATGGGAAATGCAGAGCCGGGAAGGAGATCAAGATGAACCGCCTGAACAAGATCGTCTACCGTGAGGGACGTCTCCCTGGTGGTCGTTATCCATATCTGGTCCTGTTTCGTGAGGATCAGGAGGAATGGATGCGCTTCTATGGGGAAGATGTTGACAACTGGTGCACCATAGCCGAGAGGCAACATGAGGGGCTGGACAAGTGGAATTGGACCACTTACCGTCTGGTCCTGGCCCCCAAGGTTCGTGGCGTTTGGATGTTGGACCCACAGCATAGCATTCAGATGTTGGACCCGCGGCGGGGCACTTGGGGCGACAAGTGTCGCTCCTGGGAAGAGATCGATCGTGCTGCCAACGAGCTCAGCATTCCGGCGACCTTCCTACGGACGATTATCCAGGACCTCTATCCGCGAGTTGCAGCACGGTTTGACAACCTGAAAGGAAGTACGGCATAGCGCCGCACCTCCTTTCCTAATGGGCCATTGCCGGGTGACAAGCCCCGGATGAGAAACACAGAGTCGGAAAGGAGACGAAGCAAAATGCTAGACATCACGGTCACTCCGAAAGCTGTGCTCAGCGCCATGCATGATGGTACCGTTCGGCATGCCAAAGACCTTACCCACTGGCTTATCACCCAAAGCCCCACCACGGAAGAGCAGTTGAAGGATACTTTCAATGGCGACTGCGCCGAGAACAATCTGGGATTGGCCATCTTCGAGAGAGCGCTGGACTGGCGGATCGGGTCTACCGTCTTTGATTTCATCCGAGCGGTTGCAACCCAATACCATGCCCTCCCGAGAACGTTCCGGGTTACCTATGATGCCCGGAAGGATCAACTGTTGATCCATCTACCCTCCGGGCGGGCTTTCGATGAGCATTTTCGGGAGGTGGTGAAGTGATCAGAAAGCCGAAGAGGACTAACATCTTTCGGTGGTGCCCTTCGCCGGCATGTCCGAGTCGGGCACGAGCCAGGAAGTGGAAAGTTCGTGTCTGGCGATACGCAGATGCCGATGTCTGCGGGGAGTGCGGATACGTACTTCATGCCCGGACCTCCCCTGATGAGACCGGGACGAAACGCCCCTGTTAGTTGGGGCGTCGGGAGGTAACAGCTATGGAGAACGCAATAGATCTGCGCAACACCTCGTTGACACTACATACCAACGAGAAACCACAAACGGCAACTTCCAAGCTCGGTGCAAGCGACCTTGAAGGCAAGGCCAAGCTGGTCTTCCTGTTTGATATCTCGTGGTCGATGAGTGATCGTGTTGGCGAGAACCTGACGGACCAATACGTTTGGAGTGATGCAGTCATCAATCAGTTCTACGATGACTGCATCAAAGCACGAGACACATGGGAGGCGGCACAGCAAGGCGATCCCGTGGCAGTCCTGGAGCTGGCAAACGATGCAGTACTTCGCAAGGTAGCTGCAGCAGCTGTGGGCGCCGATGCGACCATCTTGGCAAGTCGGCCTGCCGATTGGGCAAAGGATCAGATCATTGCTATGGACCTGATCGGTCGGTACAAGGTCGAGATCCGGTGGGAGAAGCATACAAAGAAACCGCCAAGGAAGATTGATCTCGTCCGCCGACTTGGACGGCAAGAGATCATGCACCGGTTGACCAAGTATCCCGATGCGGACGTGGTCGCGATTATGTTCAACCACGACCCGACGATGATATTTGATAGCCGGAACGTGGCTTCCAGTGTCGAAGACGAACTCAATGGCGCCATTGATGCACTGCAAATCTCCGGTGGCACGAAGATCCTGCGGGCACTGCACGCAGCCTTTGACGCGATCAATCTGCGGCCGTCGGAAATCTTCGTGCACCACATCGTCGTCGTCTCGGACGGTGAAGATAACGTGCGCGGCTTGGGCAAATGGGTAGGCGCCTTCAAGCAGGCCCACGTAGTGCTCGACTACATACATATTGGGAATAGCTACTGGGCTAACGGTATTTTGCGAACCGTTTGCGAGAAGACGGGGGGTGAGTTCGTCGTAGTAACGAACGAGCGAGAGTTCGAGGAACGGTTCGTGGAAGCCGCACGTCGCAAGCTGCTTACTGCATGACAGTCGAAACCTAAGACTCGTCAACGAGTCTTAGGTCGTACGGAAGCTGGTCCTACCGTACCTGACGATGACAGGACCCATCGAAGAAAGGAGGCACGCATGCCACACTACAGTTACAGTCCCAAGCAGGTACCGAAGATCAAGTTTAAGGTACCCAAACTTAACAGGCGAACGCTGCAGAAGACAATCGATTACACCGCCTGTGCCTCTCCTAACATACTCAGCCGGATTGCCTGTCTCACCTCTGCGGTTACGGAGTGGCAGAAGTTGGCTGCTCTAAGCCCTGCCGTTCAGCAGCACCTGCGTGCCGATAAGGTAGAGAAGGCACAACGACTCGCTGAGGGTACGTCGGTCGATGCAGAGAAGGAAGCGGCCCTGCGCATGGCATGTCGGCTGTACGAGAAAGCGTTTACCGATGCAGGCATAAACCGAGTGCCTTCGGTGGATACCGCCTACGATAACGAGAAAGCACGTAGACGATTCGAGCGAGAAGAAGCCAAAACCAAGGGGCTGGTAGATGCCGCTCGTGAGCTCTTTCAGGTTACTCTAGTTAGAGTTCCCGGAGACGTCAAGGAAGTGGTTGGTAACGAGCTGCGTTTGGGTGAGCAGCAGCTGAAGCCTATCCTGGACGCAAGCCGGCAGTATGGCATGCTGGCAGGAGTGCTAGGATTGGTTCCCAGCATAGTGCAGATGCGCAT